ACCCTGATGCCGCATGGGATGCGCTAGGGCTCTACGCTGGCGATGATGGGTTAACCCCCGACTGCCCGCGAGCTCCCATGGAAGAGTTTTGCCAAAGTGTTGGCCAACTTATGGAATCAGACATTTATTGTCGTGGTCAAGTTGGGCTGCCATTCCTAGCACGGTACTATGGTCCGGGTGTTTGGAATGGTGACCCATCTTCTATTTGTGATGTCCCTAGGCAACTCTCTAAACTCCATGTCACTACAACTTTGCCCAAGTCAATAACCCCTATGGTTAAATTGGCTGAAAAACTTACTGCATATAGTTATAGCGACGCTAATACCCCCATTATAGGGGATATAGCCAGGCATTTCATTAAAACCTTCCCTAGTCTAGTTCCAAAAGATTTAGGTCTTGGAGCTCTTCGCGGTGTCGCATATTACCATGCTGACAATCGCAGCGGAGTCCAATACCCTAATGAGGACAGTGATTGGATGAAGAGTTTTGTGGCAACTAAGCTACCGACCTTTGATTGGAAACTTTTGAAGACTTGGTTGCGACGTGCTGTTACGCCGTATGTTATGCTTCGACCACCTTTGTGTGTAGAGTTTAAAGACACGCCCGAATGTCCCAAAGCGAGTGTTGTAGTAGCAGATAATGTGATCACTGTGAAACAACAACCCCCATCTGGTTTTATACCAAAAGACGCCATGAGTCCTAGTGACTTTGCTGCTTGGAGGGCTCGCACAACTTGCAAACGTTGGAAAGCAGGGAATTGTACACGTACACCCTGTGATTTCAAACATTCCAACTAAGCATTTCCGTGGTTTTAACCGGGACGCACATCCGTCCCGGACGTAAAATAATTATTAATTTTTCGTAGTTACACGTTAAACAACTATATGCACTCTCGTCTCTATTCTTTCTACTCTGACTATTTGCTGTATTTTCCATCTTCTCCACACCTAAGTTTCCCACAATTTGTTGAGAAATGTCGAAATCCTCAATTTCTGCTGGCCTTTCGGCGCTCGGTGCGGCTCTTTGATCTTCAGTGAGGAAATCTGGTAAGAAGAAAAGTAAGACGATTAAGAAGAAAGCAAGTTCTAAGCAATCTTTACTTATCACCCCCCTCTCAGCTGGTTCCAACAAACAACAATCGGCTCCAGCTGGATATGGTTTCCCACATGATCGGCGATTAGGCTCTATGTTGCCCAATTTCCGTGTGCCATTTGACGTTACTGTTGGGGTGATAGCAACTAACGCTTCCAATGCTTGTGGCTTTTCGAACAATGCTGGTACAAATGTTACCAACAATATGGATATTAACCCTTTAGTTACGTTTGCTGGGGGTTACGTTTATCCTTTGGGTAAGGTCTTGAACACTGTGTCTTCCTCATTTATGAGGTTTAAGATGCACAGTTTGGGCCTGCGTTATAATCCCCTTGTTCCGACTAGCACACCTGGAGGCATCATGTTTGCATACACTGCTGACCCCTATGTCAATGGTACTTTAAATACGTTGACATTAGGTACTTTCCGTGATAATGTTCCCACTGCTGTGTGGGAACCACAACAAATGAAAATCACTGCACTCAATAAGAGCACGCTCTTTTGTTTTGACACTGGTGCTGCACAAGCTGATGATCGGTTTGCTGCCGCCGGGTCAATTTTGGTCTTTGGTATTGGTCTCACGGCCTCTACTACGTACGGGCTCGCCAGTTTGTCTGGTGAGATCGAGTTCCTGGGATTGGGAGATTCTGTTGATCTTAGTATGATGAAATATTCAACTAAGGCCGCTGCTATCTCCGCTGTTGAAAAGGCATTTGCTAATGTCAAGGATACACCCGGAGCTCCCGAACGTGGTTTCATTAGTGTTGCTACTGATTCTAGTAGTTCATCGTCAAGTTCCTCGTCTGCCGTGCCCACATCTCTTTATGAAAAATATGTTAAAGTTGTTTGTTAGATTCGTTTTCTCTTGTTCTCTCTTTTCTGTTGCATCTTTTGTTAATCTTTTCTTGGTTTTCCTTCTTTTTCCACAATTGGTCTCTCC